TATAGCGTTACTGCTAGCAGCTATTTCTTTTACTACGGTATAGGATACAGAGTTTATAGTGCAGTTAAAAGGTATAATTATAGCGTTACTACTCATTTCTCCTGTCTCAAAACTAACAGGTAGTGTAACTATTTCTGTATTTAGCGTCCCTCCTCTTTTGGTTACAGAAACAGCATTTGGTGCTAGTTTATTTCCTGTCACGTTTTCGTCTACTAGCTTATCTGTAATGACTGCATCATCAGATAACATTGTAGAGTCTACAGAGCCTGGACCACTAAAATTAGGCATCATAGTTGACTGCCATTTTGTACCGTCAAAGTAATTTCTTATCCATACATTAGAAGAAGCTAATGATACAGGTAAATCATTACTAAGTACGGTAATTGAATTACCGTTAGGGGTTATACTTGCAGCATAGTAAATTAAAATCTCCATTCCTTCTTGCGGGGTACCTGTGGTAGTTACCGTAAGGCTTGAGGTTAAAGTTATCGCTGAAGCAGAGGAAATTACATATACATCTACCCAATTATCTACATCTAATCTTATAGTACCACCTGCGGCTACTACAGAATATTCTTCTCTTATTTTTTTTATAGCCATAATTATAATGATTTAAACGGTAAATATTTAGCGCTAAATGTTAGTAATTCATTTGTTAATTCAGTTGGGAATCCGACACTAGCGTTTACAGTAATTTGAAATAAATTAATTGCTGACCAGTCAATTACATGTTTAATTGAGTTCATGAATGTAGCGCTCGCATTAACTCCTGAAATAACGTTTCCGCTAGATGTATAAGCGTAAAATACAGTAGTAGTAATCCAAGCTTCATTTAAGCCAGATCTCATTATCCGCTGCTTTATAAGTATACCTTGCGCTTTATTCCCTTTCATATTAAACGTAAGCTCACTATAATCTAACGCAATTCCCTGTTCTCCTAAAGATATAGAATAGTTATCTTGTTTAGTAGGTCTTGAAAAAGCGTCTGTTATAATATACGCTTCTATTTCTATAGTGTCCCCTTTTGTAGACAGACTATCTAAAGGTATAGGGTAACTAACTAGACCAGTATTAGAAGTAAGTCCTGACACAACAACATTTTCATTATCAAAAGACACTATTGAAGTACCTCCAAGACCTGCTATTTCCCCATTAGGAGTAAATGAAACAACTAGTTCATCATTATCAGAGAATGTTCCGTTATCTTCAATATATGTAACTGCAAAAGTGTAGTCAGTAGTGTTATCCGTTACAGCAGTTATTGAGCCCATCCAGAACTGAGTGGAATCATACCGTTTCCAAATACGGAGTATTCCAAATTGACTAACTGAATTAATTATATTAGCAAAACTAGCTAGAAAATTAGTGTAATCAATAGAATCTGCGTTAACGTCATTTACGTGTAGTAATGTAGCGCTTGCTAAAGTGGCGTTATCAAACCTTAAGAACGTTGCAGCAGGTCCCGTAGCAGTAGAGGTATTATATAACCAATTTCCTGAATAGCCTCCAAAAACTCCAGCAGCGCCATTAGCGCCATCAGCTCCATCTGCACCGGCTGCACCAGCAGCACCATCAGACCCGTTAGCTCCAGAAGGTATAGTAATAGTGGCTGTACCTAAACAGTCACATGATGTTCCGCATGAACAACCCATTGTATTTATGTTTTTAACTACATCCGTCACATGTAGCACATCCACAGCCTGTGGTAATGTTACATACTCGTTGTAGCTTGGTTAAATAATTGTTTCTTATTGTGGTGTATCCGCTTGCCGCTGCGTTTATCATACTAGCGTAAAGCCCTTCAAGTTCTAGAGCGCTATCTACAAGGCTAGTATTACCTGCAGTTGTAGTATCTCCATTAAGAGTGATCTGTGTCCATTTTGCATCAATACAACACCTTACAGCACACGCGTGGAAGCTTACTATAGAAGCAATATAAACATCAGAAGCAGTAGTTACGGTATATGTAACGGTAAAATCCCCGTCAATTAATCCTGAAACTGATATGTCTGAATACGTAAATGATTCAGATACAGCGCCAGGTAACTGGGTCAGTAAGTTTTCTGTTACTATTACGCTACCGTTTTGAGAGACTTCTAAAGTTAAAGCAGTAACAGCGGAAGCAAGTAGTGTACTTGCGTCTTCCCATCCTGTTGTATTAGTACTAGCATCATATACACCAGTATTATCTGTTACTGAAATGAACCCGCAGTTCTTTTTTATGCACGTTGATATAGTTGGTACGAATGCCATTTTAATTTTTTAAGTAAAAAAGAGGAGAACAAAGCGCCCTCCTCTCTTTAATATTGATTAATCTTAGTTGTCTATCCTACAGCAAACTCACCTCCTGCAGCACCAAATACTAGCACTTCTAATACATCAGTGATGTCATCAGTAGTCGCAGTTAATGCGTATACCGCTGACGTGTCAGTTGCGTCTGCAGCTGGAAGAACTACCGTAAAGGCTTTTCTTGTTGGGCCAGCAATAATAGAACCTGTATATATCTCTTCAGTTGAAAAGTCAATAGAGTGGTAGTTTACTCCTGTTAAAACTTCTTTACGTGAAGGATATAGGGATGGTTCTCCCATTCTCATATAGTCTCCTTCATTACCTTGAACAAAGAATTCCATGTCTTTTACCTGGTTTGTGTTTCCAGTACCTGGAACAGCGCCTGCAGATAATAAAGAAGAAGCTCCCATATTTTCTAATGTAGTAACCCAACCTGTAACAGCAAAGTTAATTTTACCTACACTGTAAGGAAGAGCTAATCCTGTCAGTCTAACTCCCCATTCAGCAGCTATACCTGCAGCATTAGGGATGTTTTCAACCGCTACCTCTGCTATTACTTCAGATGCTCCTTCATAAGCAGTATCTAATGTTCCAACGTTAGTAGTAGTATTGATTGCTACTACCTGGTAAACAGGATCAGTAGTTGCAGTACCAAATCTAACAAAACCATTAACTACTATTGCAGCGTTAGTTGTTGCGTCATCAATATCTGTTCCAGCTAAAAAGTACTTAGATCCGTTAGTTACTGTAATAGTACCAACACCAGTTCCAAGAGCTACACCTGCTTCATCACAAAGTCTTGTAGGGCTTAGTTGTCTGTCTGTTTCTTTAGAGAAATCATTTACTAAAGATAAAGCAAGTCCTTTAGCTATTTCCCACTGTGCCGCTGCTGCTGCTGACTCATGAATACCGTGCTTTACAGAAACTCCTCCAATGTTTGAAGTACATGACTGCTTTAAATTAACTCTTACATGATACAAGTTACTATTAATTACTTCAATAGCTCCTGAAGTACCATCATAACCAATTACGTCTACTTGTTCAGCGGTTGCTGTCCATAACGCTCTGTTTGCATTAGCTGATACAATTGTACTTTTTACAATTGAGCTAGACAATAGTACTGGCTCTGCTGTAGAACCATCTCTTCCTTTTACAAGGATAAATCTTTCTGTTGTTGCAGCTAAAGCTTCTGTAAGCCTTGTTCCTGCTGGTGTGAATATCCCAACCTCTCCATCATTGAGAGTTTCAATTCCACCTGTTGATTTGGAAGCGTCTGCTCCAATAAAGAGTTCTTGTATGTCTCTTTGATTTAATGTTGCCATTTTTTTTAAATTATATTAGTTACCTGAATTTTGCTCTATTGTTTTAACTTGATACATCTGCGCATCCGTTATGCCTGCAGCTATTCTAACTGCGTATTTTACTATTCTTCTATGGGTTGTACTTTTAAGCTGGCAATTTAACGGTCCTGCCACACCATCTACTGTAATACCTGTGGCAGTAATGATAGGCTGAGGCTTAATTAAATACCTCATATTGTAAGTAGTAATAGTATAATTACCGTCTGTTACTAACTCAAACCTTCTACCGCTATTAGTTAATCTCCAAGTCACCTCATTTACTGCTGGTTTCTTAAAAGGGTTGTTTCTATTTATAGTATACTCATCATGTGTGATGGGTTTAACTATCCCCTTAGCCCCATTAAAGCAGCTGTCTGTAGCTATCGTTACTTCCTCCATTAAAGTAAGCCAGTGATTAACCGGTAAATCAAAGAACCGTCCATTAGTTAATACTCCTATCTGACTGGCAGAACTGGTCAGATTACTTTCTGACACTAGCTCTTGCAAGTCTGCTGTTGTAAGCTCTACTTCTTCTAATCCTTTTTGGTACTTGTTACCTAATGGATTATATGTATGAAAAATTAGTTGCTCTTGCGCAGATGATAGTATTTCACTTATCTCATTTGCAGTATAACCTGGAGCGTCAAAGCTAGTAACTCTGTCATATTCTATGAGGAATAACTCCTCCATCTCCGTAGCTGTCATACTTTATATTTTATTTAGCGTTATCTACTCTTGCTGCAATCATATCTAAAATATCTCCGTTTGCTGGTGACTTTAGGTATATAAGTACATTACCAATTGTTGGAGAGTCTCCTGATCCGCATAATGGATCTCCACCTGGTAAGTAGTACTTACGTCCGTTTCTGTTAACTGCTCCTGACTCAATTGCTCTTTCAAGTAGTAACTTAATCTCATAGTTGTCTTTATCTTCTACAATAGATAAAAATCCTGCTAAATCACTTTCTACTAAGTCATCTATTTGCCCGACTAGAAAATCTATTTTAGACGCTTCTGATACTTTCTTTCCGTATACTTTAAGGAAATCAATCATTGCTTCACGTCCCTGTGTTTCTAGTTTAGCTGCTGCTTTGTAAGCATCTTTTTTGCTTCCTGCAGTTCTGGCTTTTTGTGCTATCTTATAACCTTCCTGAACAAGCGCATATCTATATGTAGCTCTATCATTCATTGTTTCCGCACTGGCCGCTATAAATCTCGTATTAGCCCTTAAAACCAAATAATCCATATAATCCTTTGGATTACCCAGTACAAGTTTCCTAGGGTTTTTGTCAAGGCGTACTTTATGCTTAAACCACTCATTATCTTTCTTCCTATGAATATTTAAATCTAAATCTAGTTCCTTTTCTAACCACTCTTGCTCAGCCTTATTGGCAAAAGGATTAGTTAAATTCCCCATTTTATCTAAAGGTAGTGAGTATTCTATCTTTGCTGTATGAAACAAAAAGTATGCTTCATGGTTTGGATCATCCACTAATGGATTTCTCGCTTTCATTATTGGCTCTACTACTACTGTATCAGTAGAAGGAGTAAACTTCATTTCTTCCTTTCCCATCTTCTCTTTTTAAAATAAGGGGAAGAAGGTGTTACTTCCTCCCCTACGGTTTATCTTATTACTAGGCTACAAAACTGTTGTACCCTGCCTGCGTATTCTTTATAAAAGCCGCTGTCCTTGAAGGATCTCTTACAATAGCAGCTCCACAGTAGTATTTATGCTCTTCCCAAGCATCTTCTGCAGTTCCAATAGCGCTAAAAGAACTATCTGGATCAAAAGGATTTCTTAGACCTGGAATATACTTATGTATAATAGGCTGGTCTGCAACTCCACATCTTTGGATGTTTGGAGCACCTTCAGTAGTACCAATGTCAAAGATATCATATCTGTAAGACTCAGTAACTCCACCGTTAGCATCTTCTAACTTGTTTCTGTTTCTATCATCATACATAGAATCTACAGAAAGGTTTACTTTGATGTTGTTAGGCCCTAGATACTCTAAGAACTGTCCACCATAACCTAATCCCATTTGGAACCCTGTTTGACTTGACTTATACATTCTGTCTTGGTTAAACAGAGGAGTAAATAATTGAGAGTGGTTCTCTAGAGCTTTGTGGAACTCATAAGCACCTCTTTCACCTGTTCTAAGAACAAATTCTCTTTGATCAGTATTTAACTTTCCTTCTGAAAGGTCAAGTAATCTAGTAGTCAATTCTTCAATTGAGAAAGCATTGTAATAACTAGTATTAGCTGCTTCCATTTGCTGACGTATACCAGCTCCTTCTGTAATCTTATACCCAGACTTACCAGAGATTTTATACTTTCCATCAGCAGATCTGTTAGACGTACCAAACATCATTAATTTGTTAATGTCTTCTCTAAAAGCATTATCAAACATAAATGATTCATACTGTTGCCAGAATTTAACTGCCTTACCTGAAGGATCCTTAAAGTATCCACCCATCTTTTTCTTAGACAAGTTACCCGGAGTTTTCTTCTGGATTCTTATTTGAGAGAATGCTTGTCTCATAGTGATTAACCCCTTGTACTTTAACTCACGTCCTTTTTTAGACATAGTTCTTTCCACTGGAGCAAATTCACCAGAGAATCTCTTTCCTGCTACTGCCTCTTCATAAGGCAAGAATAGGTTAGCATCTCCTGTATCCATCTTACACCTGTAAACCCAGTTGGTGCCTTCATTATAAGGCTCCTCAACTATAAGTACAGGATAAGTCTCATTTAGTTCACCGACAATTCTTTCGGTATCAGAAAACCAGTTTTTTGCAAATACTAGTTCAAATTCTGTATAATTTTTACCTGGTTGGTCTACTGCAGTTATTGCAGTACCATCTACTCTACACTCAACTAACTCAACGTTGTCAAGTCCTTGTGATTGTAAATCCCATGTAAAGTCACGGTCATCTTCAAATTCTAAGGTAGGAAATTGAGCCAATACGGAATCAATGTTGTTACCAAAGTAATTTTGCTGGATGTTCATGATCATGTCAGATACTTTCTGTGGAGACTGTTGCCAGATAGCACCTAAATGGTTCTCTGTTGTTAGTCCTTTCCACGAAGATGCATCTGTCATCTGGAGTGGTGATAATCTTCCGTTTGCCATTTTATCTTACTTTTTGTGTTTAATGTTTCTCTTTTTAACTTCCGAAGGAGCTTGGTAGGGAACCGGCAATTTCTTTTGCTGTTCTACCTCCACTTCCCGCGCTGCTTGCTGAACCTGTCCTAGTATTAGATCCACTTTGTAACTTTGCTTCTAAGTCATCAACTGCTGCACTTTTTGCTGCGCTTTTGAATTTCTTAAAATCTGTAAATCCCTTAGTTACTTGATACATTGCGTGAAGCTTATATCTGAACTCTGGGTCTTCTTCATATTTAGACATCACTTCATTTAAAGGCTGTCCGTTAACGTCTTCTCTAACAGAAGTAGTCATACTATCAAAGATTTTGTTTTTGGTTTGAGAGTTTACCTTTACTCCAGGCAGTATCTCTTCCGTTTGTTGAATCTTCGCCTTTAACGTAATAAGAGCCTCTTTTTCATCCTCAACTGATTGTTCTCTGGATTCTTTTTTAGCGTCTATCTTATTTCTAAGTATGCCTTCTTCATGTTCAATTAAATTTCTTCTTGCGGTAGCTCCACGGTAACTAGCGTCTGACTTACCTGCCTGTAACTCTGCCATTTCTGTAGCAGTGTCATTATCCACTCCTTTTATAACTAAGCTCCGTCTAATTAATTCCGTTACTAGTTTAGGATTATTCTCAATTTGGGCAGCTGTTAAATCCTTATATTGAGAAACGCTTACTGCGGCCTCATGAAATTCTTTTTCTGGTACCCCTTCTTTAAGAGCTTCTAGATAAGTCTGTTGTTCTTCTGTTAGGTCAGCGTACTTATTATCTTCTGTTTGCCTTCTTACGGCTGCTACAAGATCTTTAGCGCTTTTTATCTCACCTACCTCTTCTTCTGATAAAGAAGAAAAGACTCCTACTTCTGCCAGGGCGAACGCCAAGGAAGTTGTGGCATCCGTATTTTTAGAAGAGGGAGAAGTACCCTTGTCATCCGTAGGAGTCTGAGAAGCTGTAGTTTCTTTATTACTGTCTTCCTCTTCTTCGTCACTTACTGAACCTTGTTCAGCTAATTCTGTTATGTCAATTGCTTCCGGATCAAAATCTTCATCCTCTGCACTTGGTTCTTTTTCTCTAGATCCAGGAGTTTCACCTGCTTTAGCAGCTGATTGCTCTCCGTCTCCTTGCTTCATTCCTGAAGCTATTGGGTCAACTACTGTTGGTCCCCCTGCTAACTCTTCTAGGCTAATGCCTTCAAAAATATCTTCCATCTTTCTCTCTCTTTAGCAGGTACAAAGGTACATTTAGTTACTAGGCGTTCCACCAAAAATTACACTGTGTACTTTTTAATGATGAACAACTATATTACTAATTACCTATTTACCTGTTGGTTTTGGTTTATTTGCTGCCGTTTTCTTAATGGCCAGCTCTTTTTCTTTTTGCTCCTCTGTTTTTTTGTTATGCCTTACCGCCTCTCTTTGCTGCTCTTTTTTTATTTTTATATCAGCATCAATTTTTCTTACTTGCGCCTGTAACCCTGCAATACTGTGTACGTCACTATTTATACCGTCATTAATACCGTCTTCATCTCCATCAGTATTACCTTGAGCGCTTAAGTTCATTCCTGCAATTTGTAGCTTTGTTTCATTGTCTTCAGTGTTACGTGCGTCTTCTCTTGACCACTCATCTTTCTCATGCGCTAACATTTCTTCCTGTGCTTTGCCTGCAGCTTCTAGTTGTTGAGCTTGCATCTCTTGCGCTTGTTTCTGAGCTTGTGCGTCTCTTTCTTGTTTTTCTAAATCTGATCTTTGTATTTTTCTACGTATAGAAGCTACTGAGTCAGTAGTGTAAATATCTAGTAAATCAGAGAAGTTAATCATTTGGTTCTGGATACCCGCGTGAGCAAGCTGCTTAAGGTTCTCTATTAATTCAAAGCTCTTAGCCCCGTTAGTTATTTGGATCCCGTATTCAGACTCCATAAAATCACCATCAATCTGGAACATTGTAGTAGACCCATCATCAAGTACATGTTGTACTTTCTTGTTGTTTTTATTTTTCCATGCAATCTTAGCTGTCTGAAGTAAAACCTCCATACATCTTATCTTAGTATACTCATGTTCTGAAAACCAATACTCCGTAATATGAGAACTCTGAGTAATCTCTCTCTCTGTATTAGATACGGCTTCCCTTGTCTCAATTTGCCCTTGTCTTGCATTACTTACTCCTGCAATCTCACCCATCTCTTGTTTAATGAATGACATCATATTCATGTAAAGCTGAATAGTGTTACCCATCTCCATATCAATTACAGGAGATTGTGGAGACATGGCTCCAGCTAACTTTCCTTGAGCTGCGCCTTTATTACCTTCTTTAAAAGCATCATATACAGCAATGTTCATTCCTTGAGCAAAGCTCATCCACTTATCTATCTTCCACCCTTCCGGAATCTCATGAAGACCTAACCTCATAATCTTACCGTAGTTTTTAGATACTGAGAGCTCTACGTTATAAGCAAGTATGTTATATAAGTACTGGTAAGGCTTCATCCTGTCCATTAAGGAAATACCTACGTTATCATTGGTGTTATATATAGTACCTATGATTCCAGGGTGACATTTAGAAGGGTTTTCCATTTTACGGAACTGTACCGGTCTAGGCTGCATCTTTGTATATATAGCACTAGTACCATTATCTGCAGAAAGCCCAGTTGAGCCTCCTATCTTATGCCCTTCCCACCATTCAGAAGCGTATACTGGTGTTGCTTCCTCTCCTTTATCTTTATCTATTTTATATGTTTCATCATGTAGTTCAGATTGCGCATCTCCATCCTCATCATAAAACTTAACTTTAAGCATTTTTTTGATGGATTTCCAATACGTTTTTGATACTAAGATGTTTCCGTTGTTATCAAAAGGAGAGCCGTGATCTCCGTTATTCTCAAGTACTGCTAACTCAATGGCATCATCAACGTTAATAGCAAGATCAGGTTTATTTCCAATATCAATCCCTGAACTAGCATTACTGTTAGTTGAAAACCCTGACTCAATTGTTGTTATCTGTGTAGAAGTTAAAGTATCACTATACTCATCAACTATTTGTCCTGGACTAAGATACCCTCTAATAAGAATAATATCCGCATCTTCTATATAAGGACTTTCTCCTGACCTTACCACATGCACGTTAAGTGGGTTCAACCTATTAAATACTGGTTCTCCTCCTACAATATCTGCTTGATATATTTCTTCAGCGCAAATAAGAGCATCTTTAAACCCTTTAGCAAACTTGTAGCTCATCTTTTGTTGTTCATAAAGATAAGTAAGGATGTGTGTAGCACTACGCTCACGTACATCCTGATATTCGTAATTAGAGAAGTTATGGAACGCTTTTAATTGTTCCGCTTGTTCCCCTGGTTTAATTTCTTTGGTTAAATGAGAGTCTAGCAAAGCTCCAAACTGTACTTTTAAGTCTTGCTCTTTCGCTGATATAGCTTCGTCATTAGTTACCCGTACCTTCCAATCAAACCTACGTTTTGTAGACTCTCCTACTAAAAGATCTATTTTAGGGTTACTTATTGGGTAGTTTTGCATCTTGGCTGGAGAATCCATACCAAGTACACCTAATGGATTACAAGTTCTTTCTATATCTGATTGATCAAGTATATCTGAGTATAGATTGTAATTTGTTTTCTTTGTGTAATAACTTTTCCGGATACCAGAGTTATTATATAATGCTAACCCCTCTCCTGCATCAATACAGTCTTTACGCCACTGTTCGTTTTTTTGAGCAAATGATTTTTTTTGAGAAGGAAACAAAAGGGTTCTTGAATTATAGTCTAATGTGCTCATTGTTTAATTAAATTGCAAAGGTAGTAATTAATTTTTACGTCTTACCTAAAAGTTAAAAATATGTTGTTCTTTTTGTTTTCCTCCTAATCTCTTAGCTACACCCGGAGCATCAAAGTTTCTACTAAAGAATGAGTCATCAGCTAAGTTATTTACTTTGGCTTTTTGTCTATCCGCTATTGTTTTGGCTAGTTCTTCTTTAATAATCATTACCATTATAAGTGCTGACACTCTATCAAAGTTTCCTACTTCTGGGTTAAATGTTATAAGCTCGTCTACTAATCCAACACCCCATAAAGTATGTAAGTTTAATTTTTCTGACCCTTTAGGTTCCCCGTAAGCTGGAGACATTAACCAATCTAATATTAGTCTAAGCCCGTAAGCGTTAATTTGCTTTGTAGCAGTTGTACCTTTTGTTTGATTACCTACTTTACTGATTGTAATATTTGCTACGTCTTTAAGCGACACAGGAGTATCACATAGTAAATGAGTAGAGTTCTTTGTATCATAATACGTATATAACCCTTTTTTGTTTTTCTCGTAGTTATGTACGGTAGCGTAAAATATATTAAGCTTTCTTGTTATCTCATAAAACTCTTTAGATCCTCTACGGCCAGTATATTCAGCTACTATACGGTCAGTAAACAAATCTAAAATAAGGGTAGAACCTAGTGAAGTAGTTACAGATTCATCATCATCATACGTATCTGTTCCTTGTACATACCTATTTCTTATTACGTTACCCTCTCTGTCTACCTTTGGCATCTCTCTAATCTCAATCAGTCCTGGCTTATCCTTATTATTTTTTATTGGCCATTCTCTAACTACTTTATTAGAAGACTCTGATTGCTCCCATTTTAACTCTCCCTCGCTATTCCATTTTAGTTCCCCATAGAAGTGTGCTTTATCATACCTGTGAGGATTATTTACAATTTCTGCTTTTAACCCTTTGAGCTCCACTTGAGGGAACATTGCTCCATGGGCGTTCATAAACATTTCTGAAGGCTTAATAGGGTAATTCATCATCTCTAATGCTAGAGCTGAAGAGTCTTTTGCCTTTGCTTTTTCTGCCCTCCTAGCAGTAATGGATTCCATAGCTTCTTCCATCATGGTGTTTCCATTACCGTCTTTAAAGTCATTCATCCCGTAATATGCAGGAGTAAACCACCCTATTTTCCCAGAGCCCTCCCACGTATCATCAAAGGATAAGGCCTCAAATCCTCTAGGGTTACGGAACATTACCTCTCCTTCTTGTATCTTATCTACATTACCGCCTGTACCAATCCACATACTAGAACCAAACTTCCAAGGAAAGTCCATTAAGGTTGCCGTATTAGATCCATGAACATTGAGTGAATTACCTAGTAATCCCCATTCCTCTACTACTGCTACTGAGTATCTTCCTCCAGCGGCTGCCTCCGGATTTTCAGTAGTGTATATACCATGGCGTACATTTGAACCGGAACCATGTTCTTTCCAGCTTCCTCCTGTCTTTTTTAAGTATTCATGTCTCCATGGGTTCTTAATATTGTTTGGCCCTAGACTACCAGACATTTGCTTAACGAACGGAGAAGGCATTACTTCTGCAGTACCAGACCCCCACTCTCCAGGTAGAGCCTTCATTGCGTCTGATGTTTTCTTA